AGGTCGTCGGTGGACAGCTGCAGAGTGCCGGACTTGGTGCGCGCCAGGGGCATGCCGGCGTGGTTGATCAGCAGGTGGAGGTCGGGCTTTTCCCGCAGGGTCTTGTCGAATGCCCCCTTGTCCAGTTGCTCGATCCAGCCGTAGTTGGCCGGTCCGCCGTACATCTCGTAAGGCTCGAAAGTCGAGGCATACCCTTCGAGATGCAGGGTGTTGTCATCGTCCTCGTCGGCGCGGAATTCAATCCGCTCAAGCGGGATAGCCCTGTGCTCGGGAGAGTCGTAGAGCTCGGTAGGCCGCTTACGAGTCTTCATTAAGAATTTCCTTCCTCGGCGCTGCCGGAGGTTTTATTGCCGAGGTATTTCTCGACGGGGGTCCCCAGCGGGACGAAGTTCATGGGCTGAATGCGGATGTCGCCCTCGGGGCCGATGGGTGGAAGACCCTCCATGAGACGGATGTCGTTGACCGAATAGACGCCGGCTTCGCGGCCCTGTCGGTAGCCCTCCCAGCGCACCGCAGGGTCGCCGCGCAAGAGCTTGGAGAGGACGAATTCAGCCTTCTGGCCGCGTGGCAGGAGGAGGCCGATCGCTTCCTCAATGCAGTTGAGCCACGGTTCCAGGGTGAAGGTGACGAAGCCGTCCTTTTGGGCGTCGATACCCTCGCCCCAGGATGTGGATTTCTCAGTGTCTCCGATCATGTGCGGCGGGACGCCGAACCACATCGCAATCTCGGAACGCTGGAAAGACCGCGTTTGGAGGAACTGCGATTCCTCGGGGGTGACGGAAATGGAAGTCCATTTCAGGCCACCGCCCATCACTGCGGGGAGGCGACGGTCTCGGTGCGCCAGGAGCCACTGCTTCAGGGTTTGTTTGACTTGTGCTTCAGTCAGCGCCTGGTCGGTAGACAGCACACCCGACGGGATGGCGGAATCCTTGAACCAACGCCGGCCATACCGCTCGGCGTCCAGAGACAACCCGATAGCGTCGGCAGCCTTCTCGATGGGCGACATGCCCAACGGCTGATTGGCCACCGGGAACCGCTTGATGTGGACGATGTCCATTTTTGGCACGCGGCGGCCACCGACCGAATAAATAACCTCCGGCCAGTCGACGGTTTCCGGGTCCTCTTGAATGACCGACATGATTCGTGGATGAATTGGCAACATGGCCGTGGGTCGACCTGCCGCATCCCTACCCGTGATCAGACAAAAGGCATTACCCGTTACCGCCAGGCTCTCCACCAGCATCCATAGCCAGTCACGCCACGAGATTTCCGGATAAGGAAGGTTGGAGAGAAGAGCTGGCTGAGGGTCGAGCAGGAGATCAACGGCGCCAGTGGTTTTGTATGCCTTCAGCGGCAGGGAGGAGACTGCGTCCGCAAGGAGGCGCGTGCAGGCGAAGAAGGTCGTGAGTGACATCGCACCGCCGGTAGACAGCTGCGTATCACCTGCAGATGCCTGACTCCAGGGCGGGATGAAATTCGGCAAATTCTCGGCAGAAAGCCATCTTTTTTCATTATTTCCGGAGAAAGCTCGCGAAAAGAGACTCAATTACTCCTCCGGTACGGTTTTAGGCTTGCCGGCGGGGGGATCAATCACCATGCCGAGCAGAATTAGCCCCAGACCCCCGACGATGAAGCCAAGGCAGGGGAAAATCAGGTAAAAGCCCCACACGATTGCGGCAAGGCCCGCCAAATCAAACAGGGCAGACACAAGGGGACGGGTCAAACTAACTCCTTAGCCCCAGTTCGCCGGCACCCACGAATCCATCGGCACGTAAGGCCGATCTTGACGAGAGCGATTGCAGCGAGAATGGCTGGGCATTAGATTCCCCGGGTCGTACGCCAGATGGGGATGGGTGGATACCGGGTATTTGTGATCGGCCTCGAAAGACTCGGGATGATTTTTCGGCGCCAAGTAATCAATCGGCTGCAGGCAATGGACGCAACGAGCCTTTTGCATCTTGCAGCGATGGCGGAATTCGCCCTTGATCTTCCGTTCGAGCGAACCGTTGGATAAATTACTCATTCAGCCACTCATCCAGACTTACGGCCGTCCACGAATCGATTTCTTCAAGGGTCGGGGTTGCGAACACCTGCGGGGCGATGGGCGGAGCGGCATTGAGTCCCCACAGTGCACCGATGGCGGCCTGCAGGGGCTGCGGTTCGGTCGGAGACTTGACCACGTCAATCTCGAACGCCGACCGCGACAGGACCCGTACCGCAGCACTCAAGGCGGCGATATCCAAACCCGGGTGAGTCAGGTGCTGCAGCGTTCGACGCTGGCAGTGGTCGAACATCAGGGCTGTTGCGTTGGCCACTTCAGTGGAGGGCCACATCATCAGCGGCAGCTTCTCCCCCGTTTCTGAGGTATACAGCTCCAGCGTCGGGATCAGGGAGGATGCCGGGGCGCCCTTTTCTTGAATGACGATGGACTCGTACGTCGAGCGGTTCTCCAACAGCCACGGGAGCACCCAGTCCGTACCGGCACGGTCCGCGGCGATACCCAGAACAGGATTGCCGTCGGTATCCCAGCCGGCTCGGGCGATGTAGGTGACGTTCCGGCGATTACCCACCGCCACGCAGATGACCTGCGAGGAGTCCTCGGCGGGCCTGGCGTTGTCATCGCGGGTTTCGTCCCACGAGCCCTCCGGGAAGGGACCCAGGTCGGACATCGGAACCCAGATGCACCGGACCTCGGTGTCGAACTGCCAGGGTGGCGTAGTGGCCAGCGAGGCAATCAACGCCCTAGAAGTAACGCAACTCGGCACGATGTCCGTGTGGTCCATTGAGGGATTGGACTGAGCCAATTGCTCAATGTCGGTACGCGAAGACTTCGGATCAGCCGACCACTCAAAGAAGCCGGTCATGTCCAGGCCGCCCATTTCCTCAAGGAAGGCGGTCAGTTCTTCGTTATCCTCGCCGAGGATTTCGGCGTCTGCGTCGCCGTCGGGCCAGCCAAGGTTCTTATGAGCCTGTGCGCGCAGATAGCGCAGAACAATGGAGAGAACATCCCCGGCGTTGGAGAAGGCCCAGGTCTGCCCCCATGGGCGTGCGTTCATCGTGTTGGTGCAGGCACCCCAGGTTTCCCAGTTCTGGTGCTCCCGGAGCTCGTCCATCAGAATCAGGTCGCCGGAAAAACCACGAGCACCGCGACGGCCGGCGGAGGCTACGCGGTATTTACGTGTGTAGCCAATCTCTTCGTCCGCATCGACCTCGAACAATTTGTGATTGCCGCGATTCACGTAGCCGATGAGGCTGTTCAGTTCCTCGTCGGCCTCGCACCAGTCGAGGGCTTCTTTCCACGCCGCTTCCGCGCGGGACAGGTCCTGGGCGGTAGCGATGACCTCGGGGCTACCCTTGGCGAATAGGTGCCACAGGGCCAATAGCAGGAGGATCAGCGACTTGCCATTCTGCCGTCCGACGAGGACGATCACGTACCTGAATCGGTAGGTGCCATCCTCATTGAGCTCCAGGGCGTGTTTGAGTAGCCATTCCTGCCAGGGGAAGAGTTTGATCCCCATCAACTGCTCGGCAAAAGCAATGCAGGCGAAACCGTGAGTGGTTTCGGGGGTTAGTTCCCTTTTGGGCGGGGTGAATATCCGCGGAGATTCTTTACCCCTTATTTCAAGGACTGCGGTCATCCAGTCGCGGATTCCGGCTTGGACATCTGACGGACGGCGGCTAGCCGGCCCTTGCGCTCAGTGCCCTTCATGAGCTCGGCCATCAGGGCCTGAAGCTGCTTGGAGGCCGCCGTCTGCTGCGCCGCGTAGAGCGGGTTGTCCTGCAGCCGCGCCATGGCGCGGGCAGAGGCCACGAGGTCGGGGCGCTTCTCCGCCGCCGGCACGCCGCTTAGGGTGTCCATGACGGCTTGTTCGCACGGGCCGATTGCGCCTGCGGGGTCGGTTTGACCATTGGCCGACGGGAGGTTGGTGACCGTCCCGATGTTCTTGGCCTTCTTGTCCTGGCCGTACTTCTTGAAGTAGTCGCGATTCGCCTTTTTGCAGGGGTCACAGGCCGCGCCATCTGGGCCTTCCGTGCATCCTTGGTTAAACCTGGTGCGGGTGCCGTGTTCGGCCATGCGACACCTCCTTAAACGGCTACGCGGTCAGACTTGATCGAGTTACAGATGAAATGAGCGCACTGGGTGTTCTCGTATGAATGCGGGCCACCCTTGGCCATTGGAATGATGTGGTCGAGGCTCGCTGACATCACGTCGGGGAATTTCAGAGCCTTATCGACCGGCTCGTTGCAGATGCCGCACATCCACTTGTCTCGCTCGTAGACTTCCTGGCGATTTACCAGTTCATACGGGACGTCGTGATGGCGAGCGCGCGATGTGTACTCGCCGCAGACCTCGCACGGAGATTTTGTGACCATCTGAGCGCGACCGCGACACTTGGCGCACGTGTATTCACCATCTGGCAGGCAACTCTTGCTAATAACCCTTGTTGCGTCACATTCAGCGCATGTTCGTCTCAGTGTTAATTCCCCAATTTCACTAATGACCACGGTTTATTCGATAAATGTTGAAGTCAGACCTTGTCGGCACATATTTCCGGTCCTGGCTGTCCCTGGCCCGGCGCCGGCTTAGACTTTCGCCATACCCCCCGGGTGCCTATCGTCGCTGGTCACGGGCGTTTGCGAGCGTAGGCATGCGATGACACCACGGCATTACGTCACTGTGACGCTACAAGCTCGACCGGGGCAATTCGAACGCGTGTTCTAGCCGGCATATTCCACGTCTAGACTATTGACAGTCTGTCGTCGCGGCGACTAGGCTAGGCCTATGACCGATTCAATTTCCCCCGCTAGCACCACTACTGCCGCGCGCGTACTGTTCGGCCTCCCCGACAGCGCGGGTGTCCGCACTGCAATGGGCTGCAATGGCCTGCCTACCTATCTCCTTACCCCATGGGGGTCACTGCGCATGGTGTTGGTGCTGAGCGGGTCCGATGGCTTGACGACAACGATGGAGCAACTCGGTATCGCCGGCGATATCGGTGAAGCAATGGATATCGCTTCAGCTCACGCCGCGCAACACCAGTGCGAACACACGGATGACTGGACACTGTGCCCTATTCACGATGACTACTGGACGGGACGGTAAGGCAATGCAATCTGTCGGTATGACCGCAACGGGTCACTATGCACACCATCGGCCTAGCGGGTCGGATATGGCGTTCTGCCTGGACCACTACGCACAATGGGATAGTGAGGGCATTCTGTCGGATAATGACATGGTGCCAATGGGGCCGCTAGTCGGTAGTGACTGGACATGCATTGTTTGCGCACACGAATGCCGATGAATTGTCCCGCGCGCTGGCAGACGGACATACGCACGCCGTGTTACGTGGTGCCGTCCGACTACGCCTAGGTACCAATACCACGGTGCTAGGTGATGGTGCGGAGTGCGCTATCGCTACGTTCGCCCGTATCGGCGGACAGTTCTACTGGGAGGAATGACAATGGCAACCATCTATCAATGCATGTATCGCGATCGTCGCATGACGTTCCGCTGCGGTACCTATAACCAGGGCAGGCGCGCCAAGTGCGTCGGTTGCGGTTCGCCTATCGTCGCGCTCCACGGTCACGCGATACTCGCCAAACATCGCGGGGACGGTAGGTATTCGATGGACGACGCTATCAAGGAATACGCCACACTGGCCGCTGCGGAACGTGCTGCCAGCAAGCTCTATGAAGCCGACAACCGGAGCAACGTTGTCGCACGATTTATTTTTTCGAGTTTTGCCGGCGCTTAGACTATTGACAGTCTAGCGGTGAGGTAGGAGAATAGTCCTATGAGCAGCTACCAGATCGAAACAATGGCAGAAGCTCACATTGCCCGTTGCATCCACCCGGCACAATTCTTCTAAGGAGTAGGACAAAATGACTACCGTCTACGTTCTCGCCGGCATTACGGCAATCGTCACGTTTGCGACGTTCGGCTACCTGGCCGTGTCGCCCGAACAGTCCACCCGCCACAACTAAGGGGTTAACAGAATGTCTGTCGGTAATCACGTAGTGCAAGCCCGCTTGCTCGAAAATAAGGTGCGCGGGTACTGGACATTGGTCGATTCACCGTTGTTTGTCATCGGCGGTATCATGGGCCAGGCCATGAGTGCCGCCGATGTCGTCAATTCCGTCGCGCGAATGTTTCGGGCGACGGACGCAAACATCTACGTCAACGGTGATCAGTCACAGCAGACCGATTCACCGCTGGAACTGCACGTATGGTTATCGCCCGTGGATGGTGAACTGTGATTATCTACATGTTCAACGTCGGTGATCAGACCCGCGCAACGGCAATGCCGTTCTACGTCGAGTCGCCCGCCGATATCCCCGGCGAAGCGCATAGCGTCCGGACGTGGAACACCGACTACGCCGGACGTTGGGGTGAGGGTCCAGCGGCCGAACCTTACACCTATGAGCGTTCGCGCTACGTTCGCGCCGTCCGTCGCTTGCGGGCAATCCACAACACACAGGAGAACTGAGAACATGTCCAGCATTCTCGAATCACTTGCCAAATACCGCGCCTACGGGCATGTCCCGCGCGATATCGGTGAGGTGACTATCGGTCGTACCGTTTACGCCGGCGGGCGATTCACTCACAACGACGGAACGGCGCGCATCGTGCTTATCCCGATCTACCGCACCGATTGGGTACATTGGAATAGCGCCGGGCCGGAACCCGCATTGCTGCCCGCCAGTCACAAGCGTGGCGCCGTATACGTAATCGACGGCGTTGAGTGGTTCATCACCGCGCTCATGGTCGGCGGTACCTACACAGTAGACAGGATGGTTTAGAAGTGTCCGAACGGTTCACTAGTGGCAGGGTGTCGCCCGCCGCGCGTAAGACATATCTACGTAGTCACCCGAGTTTCTCGCCCGAGAGTTTTACCCGTGTGCGCGGCGGATACATCATGCACGCTTGGGAGTCGCAGATTGATTTTGCGCGCGCGGGCGGCCGTGGTTACCATATCGGTAGCGGCGAACCGGTCCACCCGTTCGATGCGGTCGCATGATGAACACTTACCTACAACGCGTTTACGCGGACCGCGCCGACTGGACCCTGTTGGAGTATGCGGCTATCCGCATCCTGTCGCAGGATGACCCGCTAGCGGCTGTCTATACCTACTGGGATGACACGTATTCAAAGCGCATCGTTCTGGAAACGGCAAACGGTATCGACGACGACAATGGACCATACCGATTCACTGACCAAGGTGTTGTGTGGTTGGCAGAACTTGCGGAGCGCGTCCGGTCGCTGGACGACCGGGTGACCATTGCCGCCGCGCGGGAGTTTATCAAGTCTATGGGCACGCTCGCAGTGTCCGGTATCGCGCGGGGGATCAAATGAGTCAGGATATTTTGCGCAACCTAGCGCTATTCCAACTTACCGACTACTGCCGTGACAACGGTATCGATTGCGCCGGTAGTCATGTCATTAAGTCGGGTCGCGGCTACACGTACCATCTGGCTTACGCCGAGACGTCATTACCGATAGCTAGCGTGACCTACACCAAGAACACGCCGCCAATATTTCAGCGGTACGTCTAATGATCGCTAACACCATCTGGCAAGTCTTGGCCGACCTTGCAGTCCACCTGTTTGAGTCAACACATAGAGTGAAGGGGATTCAATGAACGCGCAAACGGTCCGGTGCGGCGACGGTGTCAACACTTGCGCCGCCGTACTCACCGACTGTTGTCAACGTGTAGTTGCATCTTGCAAAACCGTATCCGTGCCAGACGCCGGCATCTATTGCCGCGACGGCCGTGGTTGCCAATACAGCCATGAAAATTACCCCGCCCGTATGCGAACTAAGGAACGTCAAATGAACATCACACAAATGGTTACCGGCACCCCGCAAGACTGGCATAAGCACGACACCGGACTGACGGCTGGCGAGCTCTATCAGTTCGGCGACGAGCTGGCCGCGACTATCCGCCATCCTTCCACGCAAAGCATGCTGGGATGGCAGGCGCAAGCCGGCGCACGTATGGCGGCAATCGTGGCCGAACATGACCGCCGCTGGCGTTCTATCTGGCGCTACACGTGCAATCAAGACTTGTCAGAACTGTTGGAAAAAATTTATTCCGTGTCTTGACGGATAGACTATTAACAGTCTAGGATGGGCGTATGAAATTCACTGACGCACAGAACGAGGTCAGCATCCGTCCCGCTGTTGACAGCGATGGATTGATCGAGCTGCACGTTGAAACGATCTGGGACACGTACATCCGTGTCGACTTGTCCCCCGCCGATGCCCGCAAACTCGCGGCCGAACTGTTGGAGCTGGCAAAGTGAGCACACACTACAACTACGGTATTCGCGTCCTGGCGAACTGCGCCGACAAGATCGCCAAACTGTCGAACGTCGACAACAAACCCGACGCTGTTTACCGCGCGTGCTGGGCTGGCGTCCGCAATGCGGACAAGTCAGACGACCACAAGCGTATCGCACAGATGGCAACCATTGCCTTGCGCGAACCGTCCCTGTTCAACCTCATTGTTTCGGAAATGGAGTAGTCATGTCTGAATCCGCTATGCACAACCGTAAGACTCAACCGACGCGTAGGGAATTGCGGGATGCGATCACGGCGCGGGAGCTGTTGCGGGAGATGCGCCGGCCTCATGCCGTGGGTAATCCCGGTATCCACGCCCAGCGTTCGGCCATCGTGGCGGATATGCGGGGTGCGAAATGAGGGCAAGTCTGTTTGAGCCCGTGGTCCAGAAAATCGACCACTACGGCCGACCCGACGAGACGGAATTCCCGGTAGTGGACATCACCGACCATTCCGGCGGTACTGTCTCGCTCTACGTCGGCGACAACTGGGAACACTGGGACGCGATGGTTGCGGCCGTCAACGAGTATCGGAGTGTCAAATGACCACCTGGACGCCACTCCCCCGACGGGCACACAACCCCGTCTACGAATTCACCGCAGACGTCCACGGGCATTCTGTGACCCGCGATCTGAACAACATCATGGAATTCGACCACGTCGTCTATGTGGATGACGATGGATATGTGTCGGACGGCAAGCATGCTGGCCCATCGTTCACTCAAAGCGTGGATGCGCCAGACATGGTGTATGTCGAGCTGGACGCCGATGGGCAGATGGTCGGCAGTGACTCCCGTGACGGGCTGGACGTCATCGTAGACACGGACCTGGGCGACTGGCGTCCGATGCAAGGGCATTGCGGCGAGTACCTGTCTACGTCGAAATCGTTCATTCAACACGACTCGGAATTCATCGGCGGTGGACTGGCGCGCGCCATCTTGGAACAACCCGGTTACTACGTTGCCGTCATGGTGGACGGGTTAGCGCCGGAGGGTTGCGAGGATGACACGGCCGTGGGCTGGACTGTGCTGTACCGGGAGGCGAAATGAGCTACGTCAAGGTAAAGAGTATCAAGATTAGCGCCAGTACCTATTCGGTCGTCGGCGCCAGCTCCAACTGCATTCCGCTGCACTATCAGCAGTCGCAGGAATTTCCTTTAGCGGACATGCTGAAAGATTTTTCGGGCGGCATGATGCAGTTCGCAACCCATACCGACAAACACGCCAGAATCGACGCGCTAGTGGCCGATTACGCCAAGCGCGTGCGGGAGGCGACGGGTTTGGACCCATACGACCTGCCCGGACATTCAACAACCGTTTTCGATCTGCTGTGCCGCCGGCAACGATGGGAAAACAATTGGCGCAATGGCCAGTACACCGATCGTGCGTATGTTGACCAGAACATTGCCACGATTGACAAGCAAATTGCCGTAGTCGAGAACTACGGGCCGGTTAACGCCATCCTGGCGCAATTCATGCTGGACGTGGCCGCACCGCCGAGAAACGATAAGTACCTGGTCAAGTTTGGCGAAAACTACGCGCTACGGGTCAATTGGCCCGACTACGACCGCGGGCGCAACGGTAAGGCTACAGCCACGCGGCGGCGTGAAAGCGCCAAGGTGTTCGGTCTGGACCACGCGCGGCAGGTTGTTGCGACGTTCGGCGGCGAGGTGGTGCCGGCATGACCTACCGTCCACGCAGATGCTCGAAACGCTGGCTTGACGGAGACTGCCCCGCCGAGGTGCTGGCGATCTGTGACAGCGGCCCGCAAGATTTTGACCGCTACACGGTGTTCTACACGGAAACGTCACGTGACGACCGGGGAACGTGGGTTTTCTATCGCGGCATGTCGGAACACCCAACGTGGCCGCAAGGGTTCGGCATATCCGGCGAGATGGAAGCTCACCAGGTGGCCGCGTACCGCTATCGGACGCGCTACCGCAAATGGTCGGAGCTACCGCCCGATGTCCAGGCTTGCGTGCGGCGTGACTGCGCTGCGATTCGGGCGGCTTAGACTGTGCGGGTGGACAACATACCCCTTGCGGAGCTACGGCGCGTAGCCGGCCTGACGCAGACGGAGCTGGCGAAACGGTGGGGCCGTGGGCAGCGCGCCGTCTCACACCTTGAGTCACGGTCCGACTGGCTACTGTCCAGCCTTGCGGACTACCTGCAAGCCGCCGGCGCTCACGCCACGCTGTCAATCCGTATCGGTGAAAAAGAATTTACCTACCGGCTCTAGACTTTTGACAGTCTGTTGATTAGACTTGAGGCATACCAACGAAAGGGCTTAGAAATGACCGGCTACAACGTCGCACACGGTGACACCGCAGCGGTAAAGCTTGATCTCGACAACAATCGCGAGGCGCGCGAACGCGTGATAGAGCTCGTTAACCATTGGTGCAAATGGACCGGCACCGAATGGACGGGTGTCCCCGCTGCCGCTGGAGCTGTCAAGTACCTGACGCAGCGATTGGCGCGCAAGGCAGAGCGCGACCGCGAGTCATACCAGGAAATCCGCGATGCCAATCTGTCGGACGTCAATTGGACTGTGATTGTGGCCGATGACCTTGTCGAGAAGAATATCGAGGCGGGGCGCGATGATTTCGCCGGCCTTGGCTATTACGTGGCGCGCGACGGCAAGCCGATCACGGCGCAGATGTCCGAAAGCGATTGCTTCACGTATCTGCACAAAGAAATCTCGGTTGGCCAGTCCGTCGACTGGCTGATCGAGCATGAGGGCTACAGCATTCAGGAGGTAGGATAGTGTCCATCTACACGGCAACCATCTGCAAGGATGGCGACGGATCGCAAATCGTCGTGCACTGGGACGATAACGACCCGAACCGATTCATTACCGCGCCGATCATGGTTGATCGTGCGGTCACTGATGAGACAGAGCTGTCCGAATTGCTCGGCTTGCAGGGTTGGCGCATCGTCTCGACCGGCTCCGACAACATCGGGCGCGGGTGGGCAATGGTGAGCCGAATCCGCAGCGACTGGCCGTTCTACAACCCGCTGACGGGTAATTTTCAGGCGTTTCTCCACGATGGCGAGAAGCGCGAAATTCTGGGACGCTGGCCTGATGCCGATGTGCCAATGGGCGCGAAGCCCTTCTAGAACCTAAGCGCTTCATTAACCACGGCTTATCCGTAGTCTAAGCTAGACTATATACAGTCTGACAAGAGGAGATGTAAGTTAAAAATGTTTAAATGGATCAGTGAATGGTGGACCACGTTTCGTGTATGGCGCGAAACCGATGCCGAAACCTGGGCGCATCTGACCGGCAAGGGTCACAATCCCGATGACTACATCGAAACGGAACGGCCACTCTAATGCGATCAATCTTCAACGGCAGCGTGACATTCGGAATGGTGAACATCGCTTGCAAGCTCTACAGCGCAACAGAAGATGGTCAATTTGACTCCCACCAGGTTCACGCCAAGGATCACGGCAAGATCAATTACAAAAAGGTCTGCGCGGACTGCGGCGAAACCGTGGAATCCCGCGATATCGCCAAGTCGTTCACGATCGAGGATCAGACGGTGGTACTGACCGACGATGACCTGTCACAGATCGAAGCGGGCAAGTCGCGCGAAATCTCCGTCGTGGAGTTCGTGCCGGCTGGCTCCATCGATCCGGCGATGTACAGCGCATGCTACTACCTGGGGCCTGCCGATACGGCGGCGATCAAGGCATACGCACTGCTCACGTCCACGCTGGAGAGCGCCGGCCGGGTGGCCATCGTCCGCCTGACGATGCGCCAGAAAACGCGCCTGGCAGCTCTCGGGGTGACGGGCAAGGGCATCCTCATGCTGTACGCGCTGCGGTGGCCTGACGAAATCCGGCCGGCGGTGCTGCCCGCTCTGGATAATGCAGTGATGGACCGGAAACGCGAGGAACTGACCGACGCGGAGCGCGACATGGCGGCGCAGCTGGTCCAGTCCATGACGGCGGAATCCTTCAATCCTGACCGGCATCAGGATTCCTACGCCGTCGAGCTGCGCGAGCTGGTCATGTCGAAGATCGATGACGAGACGGCGCCGGATGACGTGTCCGACCTGCTGGCCAAGCTGGAGGCCAGTGTCATCAAGAAACCATGCAAGGCGGACATTCGGACGTGGGCGCGGGCCAACGGGTACAAGGTGGGCGACCGTGGGCGGATACCCCGGGACATTGTCGACCGTTACCGGGAGGTTGTGGCGTGAGCGAGCACTACACCCGCGCCGAGGACGTCCCGCGCCTAACGGCAGCGTGGATTTCGTTTGAATCCGTTACAGTTTCTATCCAGAAGGGTTGAGAAATGGGTCTCACAACGCGCATCCGCTTCACTGAACCGATCGACCCTCGCAAAGTGTGGGCGCGAGTGCTCGAACAAATCAAGCCGCCTGCCGACTACAAGTGGTCATACATCCCGATCGGCGGTAACCAGATCGCCTGGCGTAATCCGCTGATCTATGCCGAGTCCGGCCAGGGCGCCCTAGTGTGGGCGTATGTGATGTACGGACAAGACGGATGCAAGCTAGTCGAGGACGACGACACAGAGGATTACCCGCCGGCATTCGTGGAAGTCTCGCTGATCAGCGATTGGTCAAGCACGGAACTTCACGACATCATCACCGAGGATTTAGTGACGTGGGGAAACGATGCAATGGGCTTGACCTGTTTGCAGACCGCCGTGTGGACAATGGACGACTATAGCAATGGATGGTGGCCGACATCATGAACCGATGCATATCATGTGGCAAGGAGGTGTATATGGCGCCAGTATTCCGGCCGTCAAAGTTCAAACTGTGGTATTCCCACCAGGTACCCGGACCGTTGTATGAGCAGGAAGTGCCCGACGCAAAGACGGGCCAGATGATCCTGGACGCTGTCTATCAAGTAGCGCTGTACCAGTTCAACAGCAGGATGATTCCGGACTATTGCAATGCCGGCGGAATTGTCTATCTGGATCAAGAGGGCGAGTGGTGCGACTACGACCCGGAGGAGTGGGAATGAGCGGGTGGCGCGATGAACCGGGCGGTGAACTGCTGTACCGACTGATTCTTGAAGCGTTTGAACGCGCAGCCGAGGAGATCGAATCATGAACCCCGACGATTTCCCCCTGGACTACAAGCTCCGCATGATCCGCGCCTATCCGACGATTGCGCAGATGGAAGCCGACGAGGAATGGTTTGCCACGCCAGAAGAGCGTGGGGAGGCATTCGGGCGAATCCTGCGTAGCAAAAACGTGGGGCGATGGCTCAACCGCGCCGAGGTCAACGACGGCAGCGGATGGAGGGTGTTCTGATGACCGATCACGCTAAGTCCATCTCATCGGTACTCGCGCAGTTCAGCATCGACGCCACTGTCACCGGGAAAACCGTGGGGCCGAGCATCGTAC